TTTTTTTTTTGTAAAACGCTAACACGAACTCCTCGGTTCTTATTCGAGAGGGTATTAGTTAAACTTCTGAAGCCATCTAACATGGCGTTCATTGTAATCATTCGCGTAGTAAGGCGTCATCTCCGGGTGGAGCCAACCAGTGGCTCTAGCACTCTGGAGCGCGTCATTCAAGGCCTTAAGTCCTTTATCGTACGTGCTGCGTCCATGATGAAATAATTCTTGCAGGTAATTTTCTTCGATGAGACTCTTCATCATTTCCACTCTGGGATTTTTCTTCCGTTGCCAATTAATGATACCTGCAATAGTTTCCATTTCAATAGGGGCACGGATTTTGGTAGAGTCTCCGGGTTCAGGTGACCATTTTCTCTTCAGAAATGTAACCTCATCTTTCATAGTCCTATAATCATAATCTTCTCCATTTTTAGATTCTGGGGTGATGACAATCAAGTATTGGGCAAACCAATCTCTCATAGTTCGGAAGGTGATAATCTCTTCCAATTCTGGATGAATTGAAAGTACAAAATCATCTCCGTATACCAGTATTTCTAACATATTCATAATCTGGTTTACTGAGTAATTGAATCCTGCCTTATCTGTTAAGTCTTTCACACACATAATCAAATATTGGATATTGACACATGAGTTCAAGGGCGCTGTGACGGGTACTCCTGATGGTATTCCTTGGGCTTTCCGATATAATAAATTTCGGCATACGACGTAAGTATGAATAAAGAGATAAACTAATCCCATTCTCACCTTACGCCCAAGGGGGTCTGGTCTTCCTGATTTAATGTCGTATAAATCAGAGATGGCATCTGCAGCATTAAGCATACATTCACCATCGGCCTGGCTGTCGAAAGACTTGAAATCTGCCGCAATACATTTTCCTCCCCATCTATTCATTCGATCGTAGAGCATAGTCCATTGAGGACCATAAGCATCTACTCCGATAGCTAGTGGGATATGTGTGCAATATGCGACTGAAGCTGCCAAGAAAGCTCCAAAATAGCGTCGGGTCAAGATTGTAATACTCATCGCCAGTGTCATAAATAGCCTCACTTTCGCGATAGCTACTTTAGCCAAAGGCAAAGTCTCGTCCTTCATAGATGACGACGCCGGTGAAAAGACTTCACGTCCTTCCTTCAAATCACTTTCAATTCGTTCGAGATCGTGCAGCAGGTACTTTCCTCGATTAGTTACTTGGCCAACTCCCGTCGGCTTGTGTTCCTCATCTCTGACTTCCCACCTCTGCTCGCTCTCAGGCAAT